CTTAAAAGACGTACATGTTGTTTGAATTATTGCCATACCCTATCTCCTACGCGGCGGGTTGCCTGTATGTATCAGTTCTCAACTTCGCACCCAAAGAAGCCATATTGATAAGGGCTGATGAATATCTTTCGTTATACAACTGAACCATATCGCCTTCGCCTTTCATAAACGTATACGCTTCTATAAGGGATCCGTAAAGCAATGTCGCTTCCGCATTGTCGCCAAGCCAAGATGTGCCAGAGGTGACAATAGAAGGTGGATCATAATAGTAATGCAACTCCAAGTCATATGCTGCATCAGGCGTAGGGCCAAGCAAAAAGTTGCCATTACCTGTAGCGGTATCCCCATCAAATATTGCGTAATACTGTGGCAATCCCTGCACCGTGGTGTCGGGGTAGGCTTCCCGCACAAAGTTTACCTCTTTGTCTAAAAGGTAAGTGTATGTTGTGCCGTTGATAATAGCCAAGGAGAACGTGGCTAGAAAGTCATCAGGCCTCGCAACATACTTATTGCCAGCGTTTACATTGCCTGTGACGTTTCTGCGTAGCTCTGGAATGGTGATATCCCTAAAAATCCGCTCTTCAGCCTGACGCACAAAGTTAGGAATATTGGTCACAAAGGTACTCTCTGTGTTCTCCGTATAGTCTTTAATTGCTTGCGTCAGTTCTGAATAGTTCATTTGAACTTTTCCTTATGCCATCCTAAACTTGCCACCTTTAGAGGCAGCGCCCATACCACGGCAGCTACCACCATCGCGCATTTTCTTAACCTTACCGCCATAGGCCATTTTGCCTTTTCCATCAGCAGCATAAAATGGAACTTCTACACCATCTGAGTTCTTTACCATCTTCAAAGAACCACCATCCTTCATGGCAATAGGCTTGTTACGCATCATATAACCACCGCCCATTTTGTATTGGACTTCTTGATCTGTATCTTTAGCCGCCTTCTTAGCTGCCTTCATGCCCGCTTTAGTATACGGGAACTCTTTACTTCCGACCTTTGGCATATCAAACTCCTAAGTTATGCTAATATTAACAGTTCCAACCTCTGCTGTCATGTACTGTGCGCCATTCCACACAGGATTAAAGCCAAACAAGCCACGACTAGCCTGTAAGGATGTATCTGGTCTTGGATTCCTCAAAGACTGAGGATCATTTATCTTAATTCTACCAAGAAAATTTTGTGGCTGATCTGGATCAACAACATCACGACCAACTAGAAATCCAGTCTTAACGCCGTTGCTAAACTCAGGAACAAGGTCAGACAAAGGATATCTAAACCCTGTCTTATCACAGTAGCCAAAAGCATATTTGCCTCTCGCGTAGCTCATCCCGCACCCATCATAAATGTATTGAATGGAACAAACTTAATTGATGCTGTCTCTTCATCCTCACCAGCAGCAAGCTGGAATTGAAACTCATACTCTTGTTTTAAGTTAGCTGCCATCTGAGGATTCTTTTTCATGGCGATATAGTAAGCCATACCAGCCACCAAGCATGGCACAAAACGTGGGGGCACAGATGTTATTGTAGAACCTACACCAGATGAAAGACCATCAATACCTTTTAACCTGAAGTAAGATATTGTGTATGTTGTCGTGCTATCAGGAACAGGCCAGAGAGTTACTTTTGTTTCTGTCGGGAGCCTTTGGACGTAGATTTGGGTCGGCCTACCTTGCGTGTTTTTGTTTGTTTGCTGCGCGTAGGTTGCGACACTGACTCTTTCGAGGGCTGTATCGACTTGGTTTGTGCCCGTTCCAGTACGAATTTGATGTTCGATGATGTCGATTGTGTCCGTAGGAAGGGTATACGTTGCCGTACCCGCTGTAACAGCGAGCGTACCCGCTTCAATAGTGAAGAGATTAAGACCACGGTTCTGCCACTCCAATGTTAAAAGGTTTAGACTTCTTCGTGCGGTTTTAAGATCGTATCCAGTACGCATCTCAAGGCCAGCCCTTTCAAAAGCTTCCTCAAAGATCTCTGGCATGTCTGGGGTTACTACAGCCATTATGTCACTACGCTCCTAAACCGTTTGGTTTTTTCTGCAATCTTCTTAGGCTGCTTAGCAACCTGCTTACCCTTCTTAGTGGCCTCGCGTTTTTTCTTCGTAGTGGCAGCGTACTCCGCAGAAGTCAAAGACTTGATAGCCTTCTCAGGAAGATATCGCTCACCTGTAGCTTTGCTCCCCTGCGTCGATGGCTTGCCACTCTTAGTGCGCCACTTCTGCTTTGTCCAAGACTTCAAGCTTTTCTGTGACTTTTTGAGCGCCATTAGCCTCTATAGCCCCCACCCTTAGCTTTATATTGCTTAGCAAGCATTTGAGCTTTTCTCGCACTCCACTGACCCGGTTTACCACCCTTGCCGCCAGCTTTAATTTTATTAAACAAATTCTTTCGCATAGTTGGCTTTGTATAGTTTCCAGCCTCATTGACACGGCTTTTAGTTTTGCCGCCTTTTCCCATGCGAATAATTTCAAGATCCTTGGCATCGTCACCCGTAGAAACTCTGTTCCCCACAAGTTGACTGCCCATCTGAGAACGCGAGATAGCCATTACCACTTCACCTTATCAGCCCAATATGCGGCGCTCATCTTGCCTTTCTTGATGTTCTTACCATGACGGGCCTTAAAGCTTGCACGTTTCTTTTTCATCTTGTCGCCTTCACCAGCCTTTGGCTTTCCTGCTGTTTTAGCGCCCTGCTCCCCAAACCTAATTGTCTTAACCTTATCGCCCTCTTTAGCCACAACAACATGTGACTTCTTTGGGTGACTTGGTGTGCGTTTAGGCTTGTTGAATCCAGAAACCCCCGCCCGTGCTAGGCGAGGATCTTTTTTTGATTTTGTTTTTTTCTCAGCCATGACCTACTCATAAAATACTGTAACGCTTACGTTTGATGGTAGGGAAGCGTACACTCCATTCTTAGCCAGAATGCCATCGCCCGGTATGATTATATCAACCGTGCTTACAGCTTTTTCATCAACCTCAAGCAAAACTGTACCTGATGCCGCAGAAGCATTATCATAAAATATAACATCACCTGAGCCTCCAGATGACGTATTCACAACCACACCCCTCAGTCTGGTCCTTCTATCTACAAGCCCCGCTGAAGTGTGCGTGTGTGCAGATAATACGTCATTACCAGCCATATCCTACTCCAGTAATAGAGTTATCACTGATCCCGTGCCAGACAACGCAGATACATATGCACCGTTGTCTGCAAGGATTCCATCGTTTGGAAGGAACACATCATTCCATCCCGCTGGGAGAGTTAGATCCAACAGAGTGTCTCCTGATGCGGAGCCATTCTTAATGGTAAAGGCTGTAATGTTAGTGGCATACACTAAAATGCCCTGTATCCGACTTCGTGCGGGGCCAACGACCCCAGCACTAAATCCTGATGTTGAGACATTAAATGCCCGTATTTCTTGACCAGCCATCTAGGCCTCCTTTAAGCAAGGTTATTATTCTGAGCGTACAGAATAGTAACACGAACTTCACCCGCTGTTGTAGCGGCAGAGTTTGTTACGGTCAGACGTATATCAGCAGAACCTGTATCTTCCCATGCTAACGCTGCACCCGCTTGGGTGGTCGGGTATTTGCGACCTGCGGTTGTTCCAATAGCGTAAGTGTTAAGGATAGATGTTGCGCCACCTACGGTGTCACCAACGCTCAGATTGGTTGCTCCGCTTGCCGCTGTAATAACGTCAATCACACAGTCAATAATCTGTGAGTTTGCTGGAATAACTACATTTGTAGTATCGGCAGCAATGGCTCCATTAGACAAATCAGCAGCGAAAGTTTGAGACATTACAACTTGTCCGACATTTGCAACATCGCTTCCAAGTGTAGTGCCTGTGGTATTCTTGATGGTTCCAGCCTTGATTGGACCAGAAAAAGTAGTAGTACCCATGTCGATCTCCTGTCTGGGTTAGTCAAACACACCATGTGTTTGTCAGGGATATTGAGATACTAACATAGAAACAAAAAAAATAAAGGGGCAACTTTCGCCACCCCTTTACCGATAAAAGTTCTATTGAACTATTATGCTCCGCGAGAACCGTAGATTCCCAATGGATCTGATACACCAAAGCTGTAACGCTCACGCGCTTTATAGCGCACGTTACCAGTGTCAAAGTCACCATCCATGCCTGTTTGCATAGCGGTACGGACAAAGTGCTTCATGCCGTTGGGCACATCAGTTGTGATGAAGAAGGCATCATTGTCTGTCAGATAGTGGTTCACCGCATAACCCTCTGGGATAGACCCGTTTGAGTTAAGTGCGTTGATATCATTATCTGCTGTACCAACACGCAGAGTTGTTTCCAACAAGCGAGTTGCAACAAACATCAATGCTGGTGGAATGATCAACTTGCGAGGGCGAGCAGCAATCAACAAGCCACGTTCATCAGTGAACGCAGCGATATCAATAACAGCTTGCTCAAGTGAAGTTTCATTCAAGTCAGCATCAGTTGTAGGGCGGTTAGCGTTAGTTGTGCCCTCAACAGTTGGGTGCGCTGTGCTAAACAAAGTAACGCCATCACCTGAGTTAAAGGTGGTGAAGCCTGTGTTCAACAAAGACGCAGCCTTTGTTTGCTTGGTGTATGCCATACCGCGAGCAAGAGCTTTAGTATAGCGAGCAGAGAGCGAATCATAAAGATTGTCTTCCATAGCCTCTTCTGTAATAGAAAAGCCCATTGCAACAGTCTCATGATTGTAACGCGCAGTGAATGATTCCTGTGCGTTATCATAAGAAATTGAAGCACCTTCTGCTTTCACAGGGGCGGCTCCAAATCCGCTCAATTTAACTTCCTCTTCAAAACTACGCTCTGAAGTTTCAGTTTCATAGATCTCAGCATGTTCGTCTTCGTACTTGCCGTACTCCAAACCAAACAATGCATTCAGACCGGGTAGTAGCTCTTTAAGGAGCTGGGCGCGTGAAATAGCCATGATTTAACCTCCTTATAAGCCTACGTTATTGGTCATCTGGTGAGCGCCCGGATTGAACTTTACAAGTACATCTGGGAACGCATCAGCAGGATCTGACACATGTGAAACAACACGGAACGCCGCTGCGGCAGTCTTTACCGTAGCGTCCAATGCAGATGTAGAGTTACCTGTTGTGGTATTACCAGTTGAGGTAGACTGCACTGCTGCAAAGAATGTGTTCGTGCCGATGATTGTTTGCGCTCCTGCACCATCAAGCTGAGCTTGGAATAGTACGTTTGGATCGTCAACAACATATGCTTTGATCGCAGTACTACTACTGTTTGTACCAGATGGGTAATACTGCGCCTGAACACGTTGGCCTGAAGAATTTACATACTCACAACCAACGAAAACGCCGATAGCGCCAACGCCTGTTGTTCCTGAGATGCTGTTAGATGTCAGGTCTGAACCTGAACCAGTTGCAAGTGCGATGTAACCATCAGCCCCAATGATAACAACTTGCCCGTAAAACAGGTTTGTTGCTTCTCCAGCGGGGTCAATGAGATACTGATTAGTCGCACCAGCATACGGCATTCCGTCTGCGCGGCGCACAGGCTTTAAGCCGTAGGGAGCTGCTGTAGTAGCCATTTTCTCATACTCCTAGAGTTTAAGTTACGACAAGCTCCCCAAAGGGTCACTTGCCAAATGAAATTCGTGTACTCCGCTCTGGATTTAGAACGGGCATACGGGGGTCTGATTGTTTTAGGTATGAGTTATCGACAGCATCCATCTGGCTTTGGGCCGTTTGCAACTGTGCTTCAACTCTTGCCTCGACGTTCTCAGTGGCGTTTTGACAAAGCAATAAACCACCTACCTCAATATTGTCTTGGAACCTTGAATCTATATCAGACACAACTTGAAGGTCTGCATGATCCTCTTTACGAACTGGCGTCCATCCCTCACGAAATCTAGAAGAGACGTTCTTGTTATCCATATTACCCAAGGTAGATGTGCGAATCCAGCGGAAGGTAACACCATCACGCGGAGTCGGGGTTGGTAACATTGTCGGTCTCGTCCATGACGCTTTGCGTGACTCCGCTTCGCGGGTCTCTGTTGTGCGTGGAGATCTTTTCGTCATTTGGATTGATCCTTCATTAATTGCGCCGCATATTGCTCATTTGTGAGTCCAAGCCGCTTGGCGAGAGAGGCCTGAGTTGAGGATAGCTTTATAGAGCGTGATTTTTTAGTTGTCCTTGACGGTGCAGCAACCACGGAGCTGGCCTGACGTTGTGGTGCCTGTTCCTCAATTTCCACATCGTCAAACTTATCTGGAAAGACCTTTCTTACGGCCTTATCAATTTCTGTATAATACTGATCTGTATTTGGATCAATCCCTGATTGTACAAGACGTTGATGTACACCATATGCGTACCCCGTCATTTCAGGATCTTTCTCAAACCAAGTATTCCTTTTGCCCCACTCAATAGCTCTTGGATCAGGTCTTGGAGCCTGAGGTGCCTGTTGTTGGTAAGTAGGCTCTGGAGTTGTAGGCTTAACCGCAGCCCTTTTTTGAGGCTTGTAATTTTTAATCCTATCCTGCTCAACTTGAAGTGAGGTCAACCTCTCCTGCGCAGCTAGCAACAAATCAGGATCACCGACCTCATAAGCTGACTTATACTCAGCCTTAGCCTTATCTAGTTCAGATTGGACCCGCGCAGTAGCTTGACCAATGAGGGTTTCCTCACCAGCATCTAAGTTTTTACGCAAAGCTTCGTTCTCAGCCTTTACTTGCTGGGCATACCGCAATGCTTCTTCCTGCATCCTTGCGGCTTCTTCTTTTTGCCTGCGCTCTTCATGATACTCAAACTTTAGCTGCTTGATGCGCTTCTGTACGCCCTCAGAATAATTAGATATCTCATCATCTTCTGGGATGTTTGGCTTTGAGCCATCTGCCCTGCGAGGCTTCCCACGATCCTCTTCTGGAGTATCGTCTACGATTTCAACCTCAATCGAATCAACATCTTGTGTTTCAGGTGATTCGTTTTCAACATCTTCCATAATTTCAGGTTCTGAAGCTAAATTATTCATGCCCGTGTATACCCCCTTGGATCATCAACAACAGCCTCAATAGTGTCATCGTTCACTAATCGAAACTCTTTGCCGTGTATTTTAAACCTTGTTCCTGAATAGGATCTAAAGATTACAAAGTCACCTTCTTTACAGTAGGCTCCATTTGGAAATCTTTCTTTATCGGAATACGCATCTGGCCCAGTCTTTATAACAAAGCCAATGATAGATGCTGTTTCTTCCATTTGTCTGAGGCCATCTGGCATATATACGCCGCCCTCAGTCTTCTCATTAACCTCAACTGTACTAATGAGAACTTTGTAGCCCTTAGGTTCTGGCAACTGAGTCGCTACTTTTTCCTCAGTTATTTTTTTATCTGCATACATTTTATATACCTTGCAGTGATTAAAGGTTCACAGAAACCTTGCGCGGCCTATCCGCGAAGCCCCCCAATTTGAGAAATAGTTCAATTGAACTTATTGTTCAATAAATCTTTTCTCTATATCGGATAAATCAGCTTCTAATAGTTTTAGAGCCTCATATCTACCAACAAGTCTACTATAGTCATCCATAGTTTGAGCTTGGCCTCCCGCCAAGAACTGTTCTATTTCAACTTTATAGTCAGAGATACTACGTTTCATCAACGCAACAACTGTATCATCCATCCCCCTTACCTAACTCCTTTGCTAATTCAACTCCCAGTTTTGCCCCAGCCTGCTGATCTGCACGTTGGGAATTATCAAGATCGGTTGCAAGCTTAACTCCCAGCTTAGCCCCCTCTCTTTGATTCGTGGCTTTTATCTTCTCAGCTTCAAGCTGAAGTTTAGCCGTGTCTAGTTGCATCTTATGCTGAAGCTCTTGAGCTTTTAACTGAAGCTCTTGCTGCTGCATTTGAACTAAAGGATCTTGCTGTTGAGCTTGGGCTTGCTCTTGGGCAGCTTCTGCCTGATCCTTCTTGAGAAGTTTCTCTGCTGCGTCCTTAGCCAACCTAGAGATCTCAACCTCTACATTTTCAGGAAGGTTCTGATCCTCATTTGGCAACTCAACGCCAAGCATTTTCTCCATTTCCCTACGGTACTGGAATGCAACATGCTCTGTGATATGCGCTGCCATTGCTTGTTGTATTACCTGAGCGAATGGAGACTGTCCTATCATCTGCGCCAATTTAGGATCTTGGGCAGCAGACATGTGAACAGCTAAATGAGCTTCATGATCTTGATACTTGAATGCCTTAACTGGTTCCTGCTTCAAGATCATCATATTCTCAGTTACAGGATCGGCAGGCTTGATGTCATCTGGAAGCTTAATGAGATCATCAGCATCTTGGATACCAAGAACCTCAAGCATTTGCCTGTGCAACTTACCCATATCATATAACTGCGGAGCTTGCTGCGCTAATTGCAACGCAGCCTGATACTGCATAACACGCTGCGACATAGTAGAGGCGTTGGGGTCTGAGACTGGGATTACATCTATTCGTCTGTCGAAATCAGCAGTCCTGCTGAAATCACCATCGACCTCATAAGCATACTCATCAGGCATGTAATCGTGAACAATCTTAGACAGAAGTCGTAACTCTTTTTTCATGGCAGCATGAAGGCGAGCCTGTACACCAGACATCACTTTCATTGACCGCTCCAAGAGGGCAAGAGTTGTGCCCACGGGTGCCTGTGCGTTCATGTCCCCTACTTGAATGTCTGCGACTGAGCCAATGCGGCGTCCCTCTTCGACAATATTTCCAAGTAAAGAGTACAATACGCTTGATGGCTCTTTGTAAGGGATAAACGTAATCGAGTCACGTATGGCACCGCCCGGTACGTCCACATCCCTAAATTCACCCGGCATAAGAGGAGTGTCATCCCCCTTAATACGAAGACCGCGAGCTTTAAGACCCGCTGGCAAATTCGACAATGTGCCAGCATCAACCAACTGGCGAAGGATAGAGGTAGCCGACTTAGCAAGGCCACCAATAAGATGAATAAGCCCCGTTCCATAAAACCCAAGGCCCGGTAAATAACGGTAGTGTACAAAGTGTAAGCGTTTTCTTTTTTTGTTGTCATCTTCATACCAGTTCTTGCGGATGGATAGGATCTCTCTTGAGGACTTATCAATAGTTACAACGTATGGCCTAGCTATTCCTTGAGCGTCATCAAACTCTTCTGGCATGTTCATGGTCACATGCATCTCAAGAATTGTATGCCTGTCGTCATTCTCAATAACTGCGCTTTCGCCATCCAGTTCATCATACTTTTCTTGGATGTCTGAAAAGTCGGGCGCTGGTGCAGGCAATTCTATGTCACGGTAAAAGCCCGCAACCTGAAGCTCCAGTATCTCATTGCTCGATTTCTTCATGATGTGCGTATACCGTGGGCATGTCATGAGGTCTGTAGTGCCGTATGATGCAACAAAATCTTCCGCAGGAATAAATACAGCGCATGGGCGCTCCATGAGCGGATCATAGTAAACCTTCTTGAACGCAGAGCCAGCCAGAGGAAGCTTGAAGAGCAATTGTTCAAGCTCATCCCTATACTCCGTCATCTCTTCAGTGAGGAGATAGTTCATTTCGTTTTGTACGCGGTCAGCTTGATCCATTTTTTCTGGAGTCATCTTGCCCAGTACCTTAGAGCGCACGGGTCCACTAGCAGGAAACAACTCACCCATAGCCTGAGCTTGGAACCTAACGACTGATTCCGTCAATACTGGATGAAAAACTCCAGACGCGCCAGCCCACGGCTGCTGACGATCTTCAATCTTCATTCCCAATAGGTCTAAGCCTTTCACATAGGCCCTCGCCCAGTCTGACCTTGACTCACGATCAGCTTCAAAATCTGAAACAAGTTCAGACGCCATTGACTCCAACGTGGTTTCATCAATGAAATCAGCTAGATTGGAGTCGTGATCTGGCCCCAACAATTCTTCAGAAAGGCCACCATCAAAATCTATGATAACACTGCCATCGTCTGTTTCCATAGACACAGCATCTGGATTTATAATCTCAACAGTAATCTCATCTTCAGTTGGATTATCTTCTATATCCAGTGCTGAAGGTATCATGGGTTTCTCAATAGCCATATGCGCTCCATAAGCGTTGCATGTATGTAACCTAACAAAATATTACTGCGTGGTCTAGTGTCGAGGTGGGCAACTTGGGGGAAGCCACCACACCCCGACGAGGGCATTGGGAGGAGTGCCCATAATTATTTCTTAACTTAGACGGGCTGTTGAAACAAATACTATATTCATGTAATAACAAATCATGGATAACATGTTGATATGGAACATAGTGCTAACTTTTGTGGTCCTACCTATAGGGTGGTGGGCCAACCAGATTGCATCTGAGGTTAAACGTCTCAACATACTATTGAACATGACAAGGGAAAACTATGTAAAGCGAGAAGATCATTCTGGAGAACTTGGGAGAGTTGTCGATCATCTTGTAAGGCTGGAAGCCAAAATAGATAAACTTGCAGAAAAGTAGGGGGAGATAGGCATGGGATATGTTCATCTGCGCCCTAACAGCGATATTAGCTAGTCAAAACCCCACTATAGGACTGCACCAAACCTGTGAGTACAGGTGCCCTAGAGAAGTTTCACAGTTTTATTATCAGTATCCAGCCAAGGTCAGGGTTCCTTGGAAGCATTTCTGTCCACCATACATCGTTGTTGGTAGGGGGAGAAAGACATGATTGATCCATTTACGGCGCTTGCGGCTGTGAAATCTGCCGTATCCGCAGGCAAGGAACTGGTAAATGTCACCAAGCAGATTGGTGAGTTCTTCGACGGAGTAGATGAGTTACGCGCAGCGCACGAGAAAAAGAAAAACAGTTTGTTTTCTGGAACCGATGAAAACGCGATGGAGACTTTTGTGAATTTACAGAGGGCCAAGGACGCTGAGGAGGAGCTTCGTCAGATTGTTATTGCAACCAGAGGTTTTAGCGCGTGGGGTGAGTTGCAAGCTATACGTGTACAGGCAAGAAAAGATCGAAAGGCAAAGCTTGAGGCTGAGAGAAAGCGCAAAGCAAAGCGGATTGAACGTATTATCGTTTACGGTGGTTCAACAATTATTGTTTCAATAATGATTGGCATAACGGTTGTAATAATCTTGGCAAAGCAGGGTAGACTATGAGTGACGGTCTAAGTGGTGTGGGGTCAGCCCCATTCAACATTCAGTCAGATATCCATCAGCAAACTCAAAGCCGTGAGCGAATAGAGGCACATCTTGCTGAGCAAAGGGTGACAAAAGAACATCGCGCAAATCACATGCACTTAGAATCCCTTAGAGAGCAAAGACTAGATCTAGGCAAAGCTTATGATAGGTTTGGAACAAAGACTACTGCCGATAGACCACAGGGAACTAACATAAACATAGAAGTTTAGTTCAATAGAACTTTTAATAATACTCTACAGGACGCTGATACTTAGGCTCATCATCCCAATCATCTGACTCAGCCCTGACCCATCCACCCTGCCTAAACCTCAGGAGTGCCTGTGATGTAGAGTCAACAAAGTCATCATGTTCTCCTGATGGAAATGCAGCGCATTCTTCTATCACATCATCTGCCCACTTGGTCGGTGGGTGCCAGATAGATCCACTAGAAAATAAATCCGTTACCGCGTTCACCCTTGCTATCTTATCCTGCCCCCGTGAGGGGGTAAACTCAGTGACAGCCATACCCATAGCCCTAAGCTCAAATATAAGCGGGGCACCAGAAGCTTTCTTCTCCACAATCAATTGATCTGGGTCAAACTCAATGTATTTATCATAAGCAGCACGTTTTAACTCTGGGAACTCAAGCTTCTCTTTGTATGCATCCAGCAGTATTAAGTTGGGCTGGCTCTTGCCGCTTTCGTCTGGGTGGTAGAATACGCCCCACGTAGTGCAGGCACTGTAGTCAGATCGTTGTGTCTTGAGGAATGCGGTGTCCCAAGACTGCAATATGATCTCACATGGGGGCGGGCTTGGCTTATCCCACTCTCTCCACCATTCACGCTTGATAAGTGCCCCCTCTTCAGAGGTGGGGTTCTGTTGATACTGAGCATTCCACTTAGATGATGGCAGTTCTGCCTCCAAGGCACTAAGTTCTTCCTTCGACCAGAACTCAGGCCATAGAGGAGTGCCAGAAGGAAGTATGGCAGGGAACTCAATTACTTCCCATTCGTCCATACCTTTGCGGTTACCTGTGGATTTAAGGATCTGACCAGTAAGATCTCTCAAAGACCACCGCGTCATCACGACAATGATGGCACCACCGGGCTGTAATCGCTGGCGTGGGCCAGATGTGTACCATTCATACACACGATCATAGACTTCTGGGTTAAATTGCCCCTGCTGTGCGTCCTGTTCTGAGTGAGGATCATCAATAATTAGCAGATCAGCACCCTTACCAGTCACAGCACCACCTACACCGATAGCAAAGTAGTCACCTCGCTTGTTGGTATTCCACCGACCAGCAGCTTTTGAGTCGGATGATAGACTAATCCCGCTAAATACCTTCTGAAAATCCTCAGACTGAATCAGGTTACGGACTTTACGCCCAAATCCTACAGCTAATTCTGCTGTGTGTGCCGTTTGAATGACTTTCTTTTCAGGATATTTACCAAGAAACCACGCAGGAAGAAGGTATGATGCGAACTCCGACTTGGTATGACGGGGTGGCATGTTAATAATCAGACGTTTTAGCTCCCCTTTCGCTACACGCTCAAAGGCATTCGCCATTTCTTGGTGGTGCCTGCCACTGATAAAGCTGGGCCACATCATATTCACAAAGGATATGAAGTCATCTTTAGCCGCAGATTTATTCTGTACCTCTTCAAGCTCCTTGATCAGGTCAAGCAACTCTGCCTGCTGCTCAATAGGAAGAGTATTCAACTTGCTTTTGATCTTTGACAGTTGCAATTCCAAAGCCCCCTATATATAATATATATATAATATATACATTACTACGGAATATATACTTAAAGATATCTAATAGTATTAAGATTAATGTAATTCTATCTGATATACTACCAATAATGTATTTATATATTATAGGGGTGGGGGTATGAAAGTTGCAGAAGAAGAATTGCTTAGTGACGTAAACAGTTACGTCGAGGCACTCCCAGATAGAACAACAATGTACCGACATGTGGCTTACCTGATGGGGAAACTGCATCTGGGGTGGGTAGATATACCAAAAGAAGAAAGCAGCACTCAGTGGATCTCTCAGCGAGAGCTAGAGGTGTTTCCATACTACAGGGAAGTGCTCACACGATACAGGGAGAGAGGGTATTATTAAAACCTTTTGTAATTGTTTGTGTGGAACATCATGTATACGCGTGTGTGTGCGTGTGCGCCTCTGCGGGGGGGTGGGGGTGGGTGGGGGTTCTCGCGCGTTCCTTCTAAATATAAAACGCGAGCAGACGTTTTGAAAAGTTCAAGCGAACCTTTTCAGCCACCCAGCATGCGTTGCAGCTTCTGCTCAAGCTCTGCCTTGATCGTGTCGGCGTTGCGTTCAGTCTTGTCCTCTGTTTCCACAACGTCCTTGAACAGCCCAATGGATTTGCCCAGCAACTCAAGCGCCCTGATCTGAGCAGTGCCGCCCTGATCGTCGCCCAGCCCGATATCCTCCAGCTTTTTTATCACCTTCTCTGATCGAGAGAGCGCCTGCATGCTTTGCTGCTTAACCCTCACCCTATCAAGCTCCTCTAGCCTCAGGGCCACCTTAGGGCTTGTGACAAGCTGATAGGCCTCTTGGTGTATGCTTGCTGGACTCATGTTCTGTGCATCATATGCCAGCCTGTACGCATCACTAAAATTGCTGCCCTCGAACACTGCCTGAGCGAAGGCCTCCTGCTTGTCTGTGAGGCCATTGGCTCTTCTGGCAGTCTTGACTGTTTGCTTGTACGGCTTTCCCCCCTTGTTGGTGATCACGGTAAGCTTGGCGCTGCGCTTGGTGTCGGCGTTTTTCTCAGTCATTTATGGCCCTTTCAATGATGGGGTATTATTCCACCCCCACTGTAGCTGTCACTGTTTCCCAGCAAATCACCCCTGCAAAATGACACGCTGCTAGTCAAAAGTTCTATTGCACCATTGTAGCGCAGCAGATCCATCTTGTCACGATACCCCTTGTTTTTATGGGTTAGTGTAAAATAATGCACCATAGTGTAAATTAAGGGTTTACAGGGGAACCATAAGCTGTCATAAGGGCAATCGAAGGCGGGGGGGCAACGCAGTGCCCGACACTCACAACCCCTGACCAGACAATGCCGCAAGGCCCATGACAATAGTCTCAAGGTAGCATCCCCGACCGCGAGGTCATCAAGGGATCGACTTGCAGGGTTTCCATCACTCTGCACACGAAGCACTGTGACCCGCCCCGCTCAGCCAAAGAGGAATAACCCTGTAATCGTGGGAGTATTTCAGAGACTAACGTAAACGCTGCGAGTGCCGCCACTGGGAAACGGGCTAGCGAGGCGGTTGAATGTAGAGAACACCAGCTTGCAGTAGTAGTGACGCTTTGAACCCCACAGAGTGATTTGTGCGTGAATTTAAACATGCAGCATTCGTGCTGCATACTTAAATCCACCAGCCAAAGAGGAGATCCCAATGGCTTCTATCACTGCAAAATTTGATTACGTTAATGAAACAGGCATGGCTATGACCATCACGCTCATAGATGACTGTGGCAGCGAAACAGTGATCTGCATCAAGTCGATGCCTAATTCTCACCGTGCTTGGAAATACTCTGTCGAGGATCGTGACAACAATTACTGGCGCTTAAGAACAGATGATTTTCTGTTCAATGGCAGCACCAGCTTTGATCCAGAAAACATCTTTCATGCGGCCTACATCGTCCAGATGGTTCAGGAAAAGGGCCACGGCTGGAGCAAAACGGGCCAGCTAATCAGCTCACCTGAAGGATGGGTGAATGATCTAAACCAAAGCGCGTAAGGTTTTACACTACATGCCCCGTGATCATGCGGGGCATTGAGGGTAAAATCGCCCATGATAATTGTCAGCCTAGAAGGAAGATACAGATGACAAATTTTGCAAAAGCACCAACACTCTCAAACGAAACCATCAACACTGTTGAGAGCATCGAGGCTCAGGTAGTAAACCTGCGCGGCGATAAGAAGGCTTCAGACGAGGCCATCAATGCACACAAGGTCAACCAGTATGCTGAGTTGATTGCAGCCATCGCGGCTGATCGCAAGCCCAATGGCAAGTTCGAGCGGGGCTATGGCACCAAGCTGAAATCAGACCTGCATGAATTCGCAGGCATCCCTGAGGCCACTGCCAAGCGCCTTGGCGAGAACGCTGTCAATGCAGTCAAGTTGATCCACGACAAGATTGGCGACATCCCCACCCAGTACACCGCTGATGCGGCTAAGGGTGACCTCGAAAGCTTGGGTGCAACCAGCGAAAACAAGCTGGTCAAAGCCATCAAAGAAAATCGTGGCGGGGCTGTCGATAAAGTCGAAAAGCTTGCTCGCAGCGTGGTTGGTTACTATGGCACCACAGTCAACAAGGACACGGGTGACACCAAGGTCAATAAGGCTTCATTCCTTAACGGCCTGTCTGATGAGGATCTCGAAACATTCGAGGCCCGCATCGCGGAGTTGATCGAGGTGCGCCGTGAGTTCGCCGCCGCATCTGAGGCAGCACAAGCGGCAGAGGAAGCCAAGAAGGCAGAGAACGAAGCGGTCAAAGCCGCTGAAGCTGCCTTGGCTAACGCAGCATGAGCCGCCGCATGACGCAGCGCGAGCGCCGCATAATCTTTGTAGAGGGCATCGCTTCTGGCGTTGCCTTCACATGCATGATGGTGGGAATGGTCATCTTCATGCTGGCTTGGTGATGAGCTTTTTTATGGTGCCCCACTGGGGCATCATGGAAAAATTCATACGAACTTTTTATCAGAGGAGAGAAATATGTTGAACCAACGCGAAAAAATGATCGTGAAGTTAAACAATATGAAGGGCAGCGAATTCGCAGCCAGCCTGATCAAGCAATACAGCCGCAAGGGCACACTGTCCGACAAGCAGTGGTGGTGGGTCGAGAAGCTCACCAATCCCGACAAGGATGCCACGCCCGTGAATGCTGGCCCCATCATTGACCTGTTGCAATACGCCAAGGTCAAGCGCCCTGTCTTCAGGGCAGAGGGCCTTCAGTTCTCTTTGGCACCAAGTCATGGGCGCAATGCTGGCGCGGTATATGTCAAGGCACAAGGCGAGTATCAGGGCAAGATCATGGGTGGCACATTCAAGCCAGCCCGCGACTGCTATGATGACACGGGTGCCAAGGTCGCAAAGATCGCCAAAGATCCGCGCGGTGCCGCCGTTCAGTATGGACGCGACACTGGGATCTGCGCCTGCTGTGGCAGGACACTGACCGATCCTAAAAGCATAGAGTTGGGCATAGGCCCAATCTGTGCAGACACTTGGGGGCTGTGATGGCCCCTTGGTTCGCCATCTGGATACAGTCGGGCACCAATGCCCGCATGTATGCAGAAGCAGATAGCCGCGAAGAGCTGGAGCTAAAGATCTGGGGTCAGGCTTATGCCCCAAAGAAAGCAACCATAAGCATTTATCAGAGAAGGAAAAGTTCATGAGACTTTTGACTGCAAAAAATATTTTGGTTCAGGCCATCGTAAACAACGTAAAGCTGGGCCAGAAGGGCGGGGCATATAACGCCCAGTTCGTGCCGCTCAAATTGGTGGGCGCTGTCGGCACAGGCAAATCATCCATCGCCAGACAGGCGGCGGCAGAGGCCTTTGAAAGCATGGGTGTCAAGGAATATGCCTTCCACGTTGTGAACATTGCAGAGGAAGCGCCAGACGATATTGCTGGCAGCAATTATTACGACGAAAAGAACGGGCGCATGGTCAAGCTGAAGCCGTGGTGGTTTCCTGCCGACGATCAGCCCTATGGCGTTGTGTTCCTTGATGAATATGACCAAGGTGATAAGTCGCAGCAAAATGCTGGCGGCAACATCCTAGAGGAGCGCCGTTGTGGCCCTCACAAATTGCCCGCTGGCTGGGTCGTGATTGCTGCTGGCAACCGCAAGCAGGATCGTGCGGGCACCACCAACAACCCCGCTCAGGTCAAGGACAGAACCCTCAACTGTGAGGTTGAGGTCAACAAGGAAGACACCTTGGCCCACGCAAATCGGAACGGCTGGAACGATAAGATCAAAGGGTTCCTGCGTTTCGCTGGTGATGAGTGGCTGCACAAATTTGATCCTGATGCTCAAAGCTTTCCAACCCCAAGGTCATGGGAAAAGACAAACACAGTCATGACATGGGATCTTGAGCCAGAGGAAATGCTGCAAGCGATTGCGTCCAAGATCGGCGCACCAGCCGCCGCTGCGTTCAATGGTTTCTGCAAGGTCTTTGATCTGGTGCCAGACATTGATGAGCTTATCGCAAAACCTGATGAGGCTATGGTGCCAGACACCCCTGATGTTCTCTATGCGGTATGCGCTGCGCTGTCATCACGGGCAAACGCCGACAACCTTGCAGCCATTCTTAAATACTGCAAGCGGTTCGAGCATCAAGAGTTCACAGCTATGATCATGCGAGATGTTCGCTCGCGTGTCGGGCCTATGGTTTTAAAGAAAGTGCCAGCCTTCAGAGAGTGGGTCATGGCAGGCGGCGGGAAGGAGTTGCTGGTATGAGTGAACGCGAAAAGAACTTAGCCAACTACCTGCATAAGGTAGTTGGTTGGATCGAGAATGATATAATTGATGGGGATTGTGATCCCCATGATTTTTGTCGTGATCTTAAAGATAGTATTGAATTGCAGCTTGGGGTCTGGGCTATCCCAACTGAATTTATCCTGAAAGGGGATGTAGAATGATGGAACCAAACCTAATCGTATCGCGGGCTGTTACACAGCTTGCATTCAATCATCCATTCTTTGGTTCAATTGCACTTTCCACAGGCATGTCCAAAGACGAAACAATCGACACCATGTGTACCGATGGGTCGCGGATCTGGTGGTCACCAGACTTTGTGGCGGGGCAGTCCCCCGCCAAGGTCGAGGGCACCATTGCCCATGAGACCATGCACATTGTCTTGTGCCATCACCTACGGCGCGGCAATCGTGACCCGTTTCTTTGGAACTGCTCTTGTGATTATGTAGCGAACCTAATCTGCAAGGACGCAGGGCTTGAGCTTCCTGAGGGTGTATTGATTGATGAGCAATACAGGGGCATGACTGCGGAGCAGGTCTATGATCGCCTGCCTAAGAACTTTCAGGTGCCTGATGATACCGTGATGCTGGGCGAGGTGAAGGACGCCAAGAACAAGAACGGCGAGGCACCCTCTGAGGCAGAGATCAAGCAGATGACTGCGGATGTTCAGGCAAAGTCCATGATGGCTGCGGAGAGTGCCCGCATGCGTGGCAAGCTTCCCGCGTCCTTGAGTGCCGTGATCGACGAGATGAAGAAGGCAGACATAGATCTGCATGCTGTCATGTCGCGGTTTATGAGTGGTCAAAACCCAGACTACTACTCGACAGCCAGACCTAATCGTAAGAAGATCAGGTCGCTCAAGATTGTTGCGCCCACTGTTATCAAGACTGGTTGCGGCAACGTGGTCTTCAGCATGGACACATCTGGATCTGTCTTGGACAACGAGATCAAGTATTTCCTTGGTGTTGCGAACGAGCTTGTTGATGAGATGCGTCCGACATCTGTGACTGTCATCACATGGGATAGCAAGGTTCGCACAGTCAAACGATACGAAGAGGGCGAAGAGATCCAGTCCTTTGAGATTGGTGGGCGAGGCGGCACCAGCGTGTCGCCAATGTTCAGCTACATTGAGGACATGGATATCGAGTGTGATCAGATGATCTGCCTCAGTGACATGGGCATCCATGACTATCCTGATGATCCAGACTACCCAGTTCTCTGGGTATCTTCATGGTCGAGCGGGCGTCCTGCGCCCTTTGGCGAGACCACTTATCTTAACTGTCCATAAGGGAGAAAATTATGGGAAAGCATATGCAATTTATAATCGACATGCTTGAGGAGCATGTCGGTTACATCATGAAGGAAGATCCAACCCTGACTTTTGACGAGGCAAATGCCCTTGCGTGGGAACAGGGGCAAGATGGCCTGCTGAAATATCTTGACGCAGATATAAATGAGAAGTCAGAATTGACCTCAAGGATAAGGCACAGGAGAAACTCTGACCCCAGTGGGAAGGGTAGGTATCTGCATGATTGAGTTCTTTACAGCGTTGGTTCTGCACTATGAGGTGCAGGGCCAAGATCTTACAGCAGTGATGTGGTTTGAGAACCGTGATCACTGCGAGCAGGTAGCAATGAGCGGTATCTACGATGTGATCTATGATCACTATGATGATACCATGATGTACTGCGAGGAGACTGATACACCATCAAGACTTGTCAGACCTCGCGCCAGACCAGAGGATATAGGTAATGGGTGATGAGGAGTTGGGTTTGTTTCAAGCAGCCCATCTGCGTTGGCTGAAAAATCAGGTAAACAATCTGCAAGACCTGCGGTATACAAGCAAAGCACCAAATGATCTTGACCGTCAGTTGTTTGCAGCAAGAGAGGAGTTGGACAATTACGTGAGCCAACTCAGAGAGCATGGAAAACAAATATAGTTCTATTGAACTTTTAATCGGAGAGAAAAATGTTGAATGAATTTCAACGGGCAAAAGTCCGTAACAAAACCATGCGCGACTTGTGCAGGGTTATTAAGGTGCCAGACAATCAGTTGTCTAGGTATCTACCAATGTCTTCAAACTATAGGTACTCAGCATCTTTTCCAGAATATCTGGACGAAAAATTCTATGATCAGGTTACATTCAATGAGGTATCTGATGCAGTTGATACCTTATATCAAAGAATAAAAAGCCACAGGAAAAACATCAAGGGCGTATCATCTGATTACGACACTTGTTTTCAGAGAAATGCTAGAGCTTCCTGTCAGCATGCTGAAGCCACTTTGAGTAGCGCATTTAAAACATGGAGTGGGTACACAGTGATCGCACTGATGGAATATGCGGATCATCAAGAGATACCAGAGGCAGAAAAGCATGAACCAAATATTGTCATTCCGATCCACTGGAAGAAAAGTGTGTATGATAATGACATAGAGGTTGTCGAGGGCGGCAAGCAAAGACATTTTGTTTTGAGCGCCAAACCATTCAAAATTAACCGTCTCACCCGTGAGAACATCCAAGCATACACCTGTAAATCATTGACTGTACGCAGAAATCGCAATCATTATAGGTCGCCTCATGAGGCAGAGATGCACGATGGATATGTCATGACATACTGGGTAGGTGGTAAGCGTATCAGCGCTATACACAATGACTTTGGTCGGACTGAAAGCTTGCTCAGAAGGCGCATCCAAGATACTGTTATGAAGAGGTTGGATGTATGAACGATATGGAAACTGATGGCCTAGACTTTAAAGTGGTCAGCGATCTGATAGATGGGTTGCCAAGAGAGGCAACGCAAGAACAGCTATGCAATCTTCTTATGAATATTGTATTGAGGTATGGTATAAAAGATCCACAAGAGATGTTTGAAACATTTCTTGTGACACAGAATATGGCTATGGCTGCTTTGGGTTTAATAACACCTGAACAGTTCAGAGAAAATGCTTTAGATTTAGAAGCATTAACCTCGAACGATGAGGACACCATACACTAACTCAAGTGCACTCCTCATGACGTTCAGACACTGCCTGTATGAACGCGCACTTGTAAACTGGCGGGGCTATGCCCCGTCTTTTTTTTGGAGAATGATATGAACATAGAGTTGGAAAACCTAAGCATCGCTGTTGAAGATGGCAAGCTCATCATCACCCCAACAAAGACTGAAAAAACTTTGCGTGGTTTCAGGGATGATATGAATGTGCATCTCGCTATAGAGGATCTGATTGATGATTACATTGAGAAGGCCTTGGACATCGTGGGAAGAGGGCACGGCTCTCAAACAAAAGCAGCTAAGTTGCTTGGCTTTGATAGCTATCAGGCCTTCAGCTACTGGCTAAAAAGAAGAGAGAAAAAAAAGACTATAGATTACGTCAAGAGATTTGAACGGATTTAAATCAGCATTTAAATCCTTAGAAAAAAAATGCAGAGTTAGTAATGTAGGAATAACTTTTCCTGTAATGGTAAAAAAAAGAGGTGGCACAAGGCCACCTCAGTATTATCAGAGCAGGAAAATACAAAGCATACTGAAACCGGAGAGTAACTATTGTATGAATG